CCATATAGGAACTCGGCATTAACAGTGAGTTGCGAAAAGCCTTGACTTCCAGCAGTGGGTAGTGTCCCACCTTCTCCTCTGTAGCCTACACCAGAGTTCCGTGAAGTGTGCACAGGGATGATAACCCTCTTTCCACTCCAATCTACACTTGCCTTCTCCATGAGTTCAAGCGCAAGTACCTCGTTATTTAATTGATCCTGTATTGGTCCGAGATAAAATTCCTTTAGGACAGCATCAAGCGTTGTTAAAGTAGCCATTATAAATCCTCCTTGTTAGCTATTTTTCCAAAATTCTAAAGCAGCAGCACGGGCTTCTGCCATAGTTCTTGGCTTACCTTTGGCAGTATTACTGCCTGGGGTGTGCCCAGAAGAAACACCATTTAATCTAGGAGCAGCCTTAGGCTTATTCTCCTCTAGATGGCGAGCAATAGCTCTTTCCTCGATTGAGGCAACATAAGTATTATATTTTTCTGCAACATCCATTACATCCACAGTGGGATCCTGAATAACTGCATGAAGAAGAATGTCATCATTAACAGCCGGGTATTTAGCCTTAGCTGTTTGCAGTTCAAGTTGAAGTTCACTCTGAGCTTCTCTAATCTCAAACTGTTGAATCCTAGAATCTAATTGCTGGTATTGAGTAGTCTCATCACGATAACCTTCGGGAACTCCAGATCGAACAGTATCTTTTGCAAGATAATCATCTAACCAATCTGTCTTTTCCGTAGGGGGTGGTTCAACCGACCCAGCAACAGGAGCCTTAAGATTCTTAAATCGACTCTCCATTTCTTGTAATTGAGCTTTGAGAGTATCGTTCTCACTCCGCAGTGTATTCCTAGTCTCAACTACACTCTTGAATCTGCCATATGGAATCGGATGTCCAGATTCATCTACTTCTGTTGACTCCTCCTTGGGAGCTTCTTCTGTCTGAGGCTCAGGTGTTACCTGTTCCTCTTGTTTGGATTCTAGCGAGGAATCCTCAGCTTTGGGTTCGAAGTCTTGGTCTAGTGCTTCCCCTAAGCTATCTAACGCTGTGTTGTCCAAAAGTGGCATTTGTTACCTCCAGTTTTACGTGCCTGTCACGACGGGTTATGCCCCACACTTTTCATAATAAATATACAAAATTTTCAAATGTTACGATTAACCTCACCATCCCTTTCCTTGGGCGGTCAATGTCTTGTATCTTGAGACTAGTCCCTTAGCACAGTTATACTCTTTAGCCAATCTAACTATACCGCCCGGGACATCGTACTCTTCCCACCATACTTTCTCTTTAATTTCTTCAATCTCTCTAAAGGTAAGCTGAGAGGAACCCTTCCTTCTAGGTTTCATATTAGCAACCTTTTCATTGAGTGCTTTCCAGTCTACTTTTTCACTCATACGATTCCTAATTTTTTATCTTCTAAACGTTGTTCTGTTGACATTGGATTCTTAAACAAAGGTTCGTCATCAAAGAATCCTTGATTATTTTTATATAGTTTTCCTGTATTAGCTTCCCATTCCAAAACACCAGCAATACCATGTGGTCTATTCTTTTGTTCAACCTCCATAGTATAAGAGTCTGCCTGATCAATACTCATCAAAGCTAAGGCAGTAGCAAATACAAGGTCGTCATGTTGACCAGAGGCTGCTTCAGGTTTGCCATTCTGGTTATATACAAAAGAATTAATTTCATATTTGATTCTTTGACACACAGGACTTAACCACTTCTTATTAATATGTTCTTGTAATCTAGCTAACATCATTGGTCTTGTCTGTGGTGATGTATTAAATCCTAACTTCTCTACCCATTGGTTACCGATCTTATCATATTGTGTTCTCCTATAAAGGTGCTGATAGTTATCCATTTGGAATCTGTCTATGACTGACATACCAATGTTATTAGATTCTATACAGGCTAGGGCATTATACCTCTTACCTAACAATAGACATGCTGAGGCAAACTCTGAAAGGGGTTCTTTCTTGTAATAAGTGGCAGCTACAAACATCTTTCGTCTATCAGTGATGTCAACAACAACTGCAGCAGAATAGTCACCAGTTGGTGAACCACTTGCAGAGTCAACTCCCATGGCGTATGAACGATACTGTACAGGAGGAGAGTACTCTATTAGACCCGTTTGTTCTAGCTTAAGAGCCTCAGGGAAAGAACAATTAAAGAACTTGGTACCAGTTGTAATAAAGGCTAGGTTAGCAGAAGCAGGATACTCTTGATGAAAGATGTTGATATCAGAACCACACCTAATGTCGATAGTCTTCCTAACCCACCCCATCTGTTTATTAGTGAGCTTATATTTGGCTTTGTACTTACGTTCAAAGTCATTTAACCCTTTGTTAGGTAAGGGAGAGGAGGTATAGGTCTTATCCGTATACCATGGAATAAACAGTTTACCAAAACCATTATCTTCCATCCATAGCCTATAGCCTTCATTAAGTCCATTGGCTGTAGTTTCAATAATGATCTCTGAATTATCAGCAACAGTCTGGAAGATTGATGCGATTGTTTCTTTTAAATTATTATAGAAGCAAAGCTCTGATGCATGGATTGCATTAAACGTTGAACCTCTAAAGTGAGAAGATGTAGCTGAAGATACTTTCAAGCCACCACCATGAAAGAACTTCAACTCATTAACGTTAGAAGTATCACACTTGAACTTAAGAAACTTAGGTAGGTATTGATGAAATCTATGGTAGATCTCAAAGATATTCTTTGATGCCTGTTGAGTATGTGCCAGAACAGCACACTTAAAGTTGGGCGTAAAAAGTACTTTCCAAAAGAGGTGAGCAGCAATTGCAGTTGTCATACCCAACTGCCTTGCCTTCAAAGTATATATCCACGGATTTTTTTCTAAAGTTTGATAGAATTCTTTTTGTGCATAGTTTGGTTTGAAGGGAACAATGTTACCACTCTTATCTAGAATCTTAAGATACTTGCAGAAGTAGGCAAAGTCTCCTTGACACTTCTTGACTTCTTCTAAAGCTTTCTTAGATTGCCTAGGCACACTCTTTTAGCCCCACTGTGCTTGTTGGACGACTTCCCAGATAGTCTTGCTTCCATCAAAGTAGCCAACCACATCAACTGTCCAGTCTTTTGCTGAAGCACCGGTGGAACCAATTGTATCAAAAGTATAATTGCTGGTACTACCATTGATGGTATCAGATCCACCTGCGGCTCCCAATTGTAGCGCTACACCGGTAGAGAGAGAACCCATTGCAGTACCCTGTTGAACGATAACCCTATATTTTAGATAGTTGGATGAGCTTGACCAAGTTGCATCCAAGGTGGGCAGAACGAACGCATAACTCTTGGCATCTGTATATGCAGCGCCAGGTTGCCACTTGAAAAGCCTAATTGCGTTTGCAGAAGTAGAAGGTGCTGTCAACTGTGCGTTGCTGTAATTGTTAGCATCAACATAAGTCCAGTTATTAGTTACACCTGACCCATGGGTGGGTGCGGCTGTATTCTTGACGAACCTGTCTGGGTGTGTATGCGGACCCTTGCTCATGAGTGCAGCACTATTGATGACACCATTGGCAGCAGTGTTTGTAATCATTCCACCAGAAGGTGTGACTGTTAGCATCCCATTAGTATCAACACCTAGGGTGCAGTTATCAGTACCATCAAAAGAAAGCTTCAACTGTGTTGAAGCAGCATCGAGTATTTCAAGCTTAGTATCCGGATCTGCGACACCAATGCCTACATCACCTGCGCTAAGTACTGTTAACCGGGCAGCAATTGTACCTGCCTCAGGTTTGGTGGATAAAGTAAATTTGCCCCCAGAATCATCACCAGCGTTGCTATCGGTAGTAACAGTTTCCATTTGCATCAATCCAATTACTTTAGAATCAGCATCGAAATTTGTAGCATCAGCATTATCATTATTAATAAAGTGTACTGCTCCCATGGGTTCACCATTGCCAGACTTAGAGCTACCTAACTCTAAAACTGAACGTTCAGCAGTACCATATACGGTTAATTTTTTTGATGTAGTGAGTGCACCATACATCAGGTCACGATCACCACCTAGGGTAACATTACCGGCAGTACCATTCAGAATGGACATCTGTTTTGTCTGCGCAGCGTCCCCATCGGTAGTATAGAAGTCCATGTTGGCGCCATTCTCACTTGCTGACCAAGTAGCGTCAGCAACTGATTCGATTCTTGCACCAACCGTAATACTACCTCCAGCATCCTCAGCACCACCAAACTCAACTACACCTAGTCTGTGACTAGCAGCCATTACAGCGCCATCATTGGCGCTAAGCCGCAAATTTCCACCTTGAGTGGCACTAGTGGCTGTAGTGTCTTGTACTTCTAGTTGGACCCCGGGGGATGCCGTGCCAACACCAATCTTACCTACGTTAGCAACTTCAGTAACAACCATTCCAGCTTTACCTGAGGTACCAGCCCCAAGGTGGATCTTGTTGTTGTTATCATCTGCTCTGAGAACCAAGTCTCCTTGCGCAGTATCAGTAAAGTACGTATCAGCAGCCCCTGGAACAGCAACAGTCGCTTTGTTCGCATTAGTGCCTAAAGATACCTTAGCATTCGATGTGGCGCCACCGGAGCGCACAGTGATTGCGGCATCTCCAGCCCTAGTTGCCTCTAGTTCACCGCCAATCTCAACCTTTGTGTATGCAGCTTCAGTTGCTATAGTTGGGGCAGAAGAAGCGTCCCAACCATCGGCTGTAATAGCAGAGGCGGCAGTATAGTCAAATGTGTCACCAGTAGTGGGGTCAGAGGTTACGACAACAAGCTTCCCAGCATCTGCGGACTCAACACCGGCAAATTTCTGTGTCGGCACATCAGATGTAGATGTTGCAGTCGACGTAATCTGTGGCATAATTTTAGCCATTTAGTCTTCCTCCTCTTCTTCTTCAACTTCGACTTTTTCTTTCTTCTTTAGCCATGGAGGACGATCATCTACGTCGTCACCTTTCTTTTCCTTAGGTGACTTCTCTGCAGAAGGTTCCTTAGCTTCCTCTTCCTCTTCGACCTCAACCTTCTCTTTAGCCTTTTTCTTAGGCTTAAGTTCATCAGGTAAGTCTTTTAGGATAGTAATGGTGATCATCTCAGCGTCTTTAAGCAGACTACCGGGATCCTTACCCATTGTTTCTAAAATGGCTTGTGCAGCCTTACGTGTTAATTCTTCTTGTTTCTTGTCTGGTTCTTCTTCTTTCATTTGTATATACCCCTAGCTAGTGAGTTCTATTTAAATATCAGTTTTTGGTAGAAGTTCAATTAGAGCGAAGCTCTGTCAGCTTTTCTATTATGGAGGTGGAAATAGCCAGAGAAATAATTCGTAGCCCATAATCCTATTTCCCCCCTTTGTAAATACCTTTTTTATATATATATGCCTTTTTCTGGGGGGTCATATATATGTTATTTTACGTTGCCATACATATAGCGTAGCGTAGTGTATATGCCATACGAGAAAAGGCGCCAAGCATTTAAGCCTGACGCCTCGTATTTCTTTTCCTATGGTCTACTATGGGGATAGGGGGTAGGGTACCTTACAGAGCCACTGAAGCCCCTCTATGTCTATTCTTTATCTCCCTCTTCCCCTGTACCCAATACACCCAACAACTCCTCCTCATAACTACCCATATCTTCATTGCGGATTATATCGGATAGTAGTTTCAGCGCTGATAACTTACACTGCGATTTAGCAGCGAACTTACTGTTGGGATCATCGTGGGGAACTTCGACAATAAACTGTAACACTAATTCTTTTAAGTCACTGTTGTTTATGTCTGCTGTTGGCAGATGTTTAATTAACTCAAACAAGTTCTTTTTATCTTTGCTATTCATCTATTGTCCCTCAATCAATATTACGCAGTAAGCATTGTTGCCGTCCTACAAAGGGTAGCGCAAAGTTGTCTACGATACGTAGAAACAATGATTTACTATCAACTTATATATCACTCTCCCATTCAAGTTCAATTCCAATATCCTGTAACTCCCTCATCTTATTAAGTCTTTCTTATACTGAACCATTAAATCTTCTAACTCTTCTTTACTAATACAAAGGTCTGTTACTTCTTCAAGGTCTTTTATCTTTTGTTCTATTTCTTCTTGAAGGTTCTTACATCTTTGCTCCGCTCTCTTTATGTCATCTTCATAACAGGACTGGATAATTAACATCATTACCATCAGAGCAATCTTCACTTCCACCACCAGAACCAATTGTCTTTCATACTCTACTCATTCCGTTATTAGCAGCAACCTTATCAACCCAATAGATTTCTTTCTTACCGATTGGCTGAACTGCTAAAACATAATCGTTGACACAACCACAACTATGATAAGCGTTGATGTGGTATTGATTGGCAACCTTCATCTTCACTACTAATGCTATCTTATTCTTACAGTAAGGAAACATATTATTAAGAAGTTTATCATAGATGTTGGGGCAGCCTCCTTTATTTGGACTTATGTTTCCTCTACTACAACAGTTCATAAACTCTTTCTTCGTCCAATCTATTCTTACCAAATCTCCTGTCTTAATATCATCTTCATCTAACCAATGTCCGTCAATCATTATTCATCGTCTCCTTATTGACATTCTTTATTCTTATTACCCTCAATCATAATCTGTTCTATGTTCTATGGGTTTCTCTTTCCTTTTCATTCCCTCACATATTATATGACTACACCACAAAGAGTAGAGGATTGCTCCTACCACAGTGAGTAGTTTAATCAAGGCTACCTCTCTTACAGTAGTCATCCCACTCTTCATCCTCATTAGCATACCATACTGAACGAAGGAATTCACTATCTCTTATTGGTTCAACAAACTCTTTCTCCTTCTTAAAGTAAGGATTGTTTTCATTTAGTTCTCTCTGTTCTTCTTCTGTTAGAAATGGAATATTCATTATTCTTTCTCCTCAACGATTGGAAGAGTCGCCAATGTAAATGGTTCTGAAAGAGCGACAACATCAACCCACCATTCTGGTGCGGTAGTTCCCCAATCGTAATGAGGATTACCAATCCTCTCTCCATCCTCAGTGAGGTATTGTTCCTTAATATCTTTCATTACAC